TTTCCCGTTGTGCTCATTGAATCCGACGTGGCGGCAGTAGTTACTGAACCTGAATTTGTATAAACAGCAAATGAAGGATTGACACTAGAATCATAAAACATAACAGCAAACCCGCCGCCAGTAAGCGCGGATACGCTAATTAAATTAGAACTGTTTACAAAAGTTGCAGATGTTGAAATGGCCGTAGCAGCCACAACAATTGTGCCAGAAGAATTTATAATTCTAAATGATGGGTAATTGTTAGGTTGGCTTCTAAAAACTTGAACAATGTTTCCGTTTGTCAACACAGCCATTGATTGGGCTTGTGACGAGCCGTAGGCATCTGAAGTTTGATAATCTGTAGAACTAAAAACAGGAATCCCAACGCCGCCAGCGCCACCAGAAAGAACAAGTTGTGGCTGCGGAGCACCAATTGTAATTGCCGATGGTGCGGTCAAGTTTGCTGGAGACTTGTAGTCACCATTGTTGAAATAAACCAAATCGCCTTGGCTAAAACCAGTTTGCGTCGTGACGGACGTTGTATTTGGAGTGGCTTGCGTTGCTGGGAACGTAGGAGCGATACGTGACATTCTCTATTCCTTATTGCTCAAAGCCATAGACAGATACTGCACAAGAGGCGGTCGAGCAGTTGACGACGACGTTTTTACTTGTTTGTGCAACCAAACCACCGCGCTCTAATACAGAACCCGCCGGAATTACCGTGCCATACTCAATGTATTCACTGGCGGCAGGCGTACCAGTCGCGGAAACGGATAAGTTAACAACCGCAATTGACGTCCCTGTATTCACGATTGACACGTTGAACGTCGCAGACACGCTTGATGGCACGGTGTAAACCGTTGTATTCGTGCTTGCCGTTGGATTTGACTGGCCTAAAACACCTGTGGTCATTTTAAATCCTCATAACTGACCGACAAAATACACGAATGATTGCGATGCCGACGCGCCACCAGTAGCATTTATGGTGATAGAACCCGCACCATTAGTAATACTAATTCCCGTCCCCGCCGTCAATGTAGATAGAGTATAACCCGTCCCATTACCGATGAGAAGTCGACCATTTGCTGGGGTTGTCGTTAGGCCCGTGCCGCCATTGGCAATATTGAGCGTTCCCGCGACCGTGACCGCGCCCGTTGTGGCCGTCGCTGGCGTTAAGCCAGTTGTGCCAAAATTAATAGACGTTACCGCCACACCACTGATGGATGACCACGTTGGCTGCGCGGATGGCCCAGCAGACGTGAATACTTGACCGGATGTGCCATAATTGACCGTTGCCGATGGTACGGAGCCAATACCAAACGCGCCAGACGTATTAATCGCAAACTGACCGACGCCATTGGTAAAGAACGAAAGCGGCAGGTAAGTACCCGTTCCGTTAATGCCCGACACCAACTGAACGTCCGTCGAACCGTTCGTGGCAATAATGATTTTAGATGCGTTTGTAGGGTCAGAATTGTTGGTTGCTTGCCAAGAAGCAGCAGTAGATGTGCCATTCGGCAGGGCATAAATGCCAGTTGTACCGTTTACTGTACTTGTCTGGAAAGCCAAACGATTCGCAAATGCGGCATTGGAGAAGTCGCCAAGGAAACGTGATCCAGAACCTGTAAACGTCTGGTTTCCACTGACACTGACGCTACCCGCCGTAATCGACGTAACAGTAGGCGTTGCCGAGTAAGACGGAGCATTACCAACGCCACCTGACACCAATACCGCGCCCGTCGCCACATCAGACAATTTCGAGAGCGTGGTCGTTCCAGAGGCGTAAATAAGATCGCCAACCGTGTATGATGTCAGGCCCGTGCCGCCACTGGCGACAGGAACAACGCCGGAAAGCGTTGCAAGCGTAACCGTTGTCCACGTTGGGGCGGCAGAAGCGCCGCCAGACAAGAAGAATTGACCAGTCGTGCCGTATGTTCCACCGCCAATACCCAATTGACCCGCTGGGCCAAATCGGAACGCTTCTGTTGATGAATTGCTGCCCGTGACAGTTGTAAAGACCGACGCATATGTTCCTTGCGCTGTATCTGTCCAATTTTCCGCCGCAACAACGTCAAATCGTCCCGTGGACGCTGTGGCAAAACCTGTTGCACCATAACCGCGACCCGTGAACTGTGATAAAATATCGCCAGATTGTGATGCTGTGGGAGATGCTGCCGTGCCGCGAGCCGAACGACCTGTATATACGCCGTAAGCACCTGTTCCGTACCCATCTTGCGTAATACGTGTATTGGCGTTGTTAGCGCCGACAATATAAACGTCCGTACCCGCAGGAAGCGCACCCGATGGCGTCGTTGTCTGCGTGTTGGATACAACCGTTAACTGCGTCTGCGGCGTATTGGTGTTAATACCAAGGCGGTTATTGGTGTTATCCCAAAAATATTTCGCGTTATTCTGGGTATATACGCCGGATGCACCCGCAAATATTGCCGATCCCGCCGTAAATGCCGTGGATGTTCCAGTGCCGCCATTACCTACTGGCAATGTTCCTGTAACACCCGCCGTAAGGGATAATTGGCTAAAAATTGGGGCCGACGATGCACCCGTAGAAACTAGCGCATAGCCCGTTGTGGATGGCGAAATTTGCCCCACAGATGACGTCGTTGGCGCATAAAGCAATCCATAAGCAGTCAGACTGGTCAGACCTGTACCACCAAATGGTACAGTAACCGTTCCGAGGCCAATCGTGCTGCCCGTCTTTGTAATAGGGGCGGAAACAGTGACGTTGCCGGATGCCGATGTCTGCGCCCAAGTCAGACCCGTCGTGCCAACCGTAATTGTTCCCGTGGTGTTCATCACCCACGAAGTTGCACCGTAAATTGTACCATTAGAAACAAACGTGGCAGCGCCCGTTTCAATAAAGTTAGGCCCAGTTCCAACCGTATTAAAGTCAGTTGCGCGGGTCAAAACCCAGTTTGTTGAGCCAGAGCCAAGCGTCGTTACGGTGTAAATACCGTTTTGCAGTGCAGAAGTTTGGAATTGAACCAAAATGCGGTCGTTTAACGATGCAGTGTAGCCATCCGTAGCAAATGCCGCCTGCGTGCCTGCGTTAGTAAGCGTTGCACCGACGCCGCCAGTGCCATTGTTATATGTGGCATTGAGATTGGCCGTCGCAGATGCGGCAGATGCCGTGTGATATGTCGTGTTGGAAACCGTAGCAACCTGACCATCAACGTATTGTTTTGTTGAAAGTTGCAACGCAGCAGTCGGGTCTTGCGTAACCGTAACTGTTGTCAAACCTGCCAACGTCGCCGTTGACGCGCCCAATGAAATTGCCGTCGAGCCGATCGTAATGGACGAATTGGTCAATCCAGCATTAGGAATTGTAGAAACCGCTGTAACGGCGCTTGTTCCATTACCAACAAGATAACCTGTTAATGTAGTAGCGCCTGTACCACCAGATGATACAGGCAATGTGCCGCTTACATGAGTAGTAAGACCAATTTTACCATAAGACGGAGCAACACCGACGCCTCCAGAAATAAGAGCATTGCCAGTAGCAACGTCGTTAAGACGGGCCAAGGTGGAAGATGACGAAGCATAAAGTAAGTCACCTGTCGTATACGATCCATAACCAGTTCCGCCCTGTGTTTCGGAAAGTGGCGTTGTTAAGCCAGATAAAGAGGTAATGTCGCTGTTAGCCCCCGATGCAGCGGCCCCAAGATTGCCCCTGGCGGCAGAAGCAGTAGTTGCAGCAGTACCACCGTAAGCCACTGGGATTGGCGAGCCATTCCAATTGCCTGATATAACTGTACCAAGTGTAGAATTGCCGCTTGCCGACAAGTTGGTAAACGAACCAGCCGCAGGTGTTGTGCCGCCAATCGTAGTTTGGTTAATTGTGCCACCAGTAATTGCAACGGCATTGGCATTTTGAGTTGCCATTGTGCCAAGACCAGACACTTGGCTTGGCGTAATAGAAATATTAACATTAATCGCCGAAGTAATTTGGCCTTGGGCGTTTACCGTAATTTGCGGAACCGCCGATGCCGTTCCATAATTTTGAGCATTTACGCCCGTATTTGCAATTGCGATCGTGCCGCTAGATGTAATTGTTCCGCCGGATAAACCTGTTCCCGCCGTAATAGACGTTACCGTACCCGTGCCGTAAGATTGAGATTTAACAAATGCTGTAGTAGCAATTTGAGTGCTGCTATCGCTTGTTGCCGCCGTTGGGGCAGTTGGAACACCCGTAAAAGCAGGCGACGCAAGAGGTGCCGCACCCAATAGGGTCATAGTCTGAGCAACTGTCAGGTCTTTTGGATTGGCCGACGAGCCAGTGTTGTTACCCTTAATGGTATTTGCAGGCATAGGGTAAAGGTAACTGTTGTCGACACTGCTACCATTTAAGCCAATTGACCCACTTGACGTGATGGTGCCGCCAGAAAGAGGCGCTACTGCCGTGATTGACGTAACCGTACCACCATTTGCATTCAAATTAGCAATTTGCTGCGCCGTAGCGCTAGATGAAACGCCGTTTTGAACAACCATCACCTGCGATGAACCGCTCAGTGAGGTTAAAACTGGGAGGTTGGTGACGGTAATATTGCTCATTTTACAGGCCCAGTCTGTGGTATCTGATTGTAACCATAAGGCAATCCGACCAATGCAGTAACCAGAAGGGTACTGCCCTGAAGCAGATTACCCGCAGTTATAGCATTGTTTGTTTGATATGTGAACGCTGTTCCGGTCGTCACTGTGACGCTATAGAATCCGTCAGCAAGATTATTGCTTAACCCTTGCACTGCGATTTGGTCATTAGTGGACAACCCATGCGCCTTTGGACAATTAACGGTAACTGTATTAGTTCCGTTAGCCAAAATGGATGTCGGATTTAGATTCACGCGGTAATGTTGTGAGCCAAATAATGGTTGAACCGCATTCTGATCCAAGCCCGTGGGCGGACCAATTGGCTGCGTTGTGACGGTTTGACCATCTTCCGTAATTAAACTGACGCTTGGGTAAATTGGAATACCCGTCGTTGGGTCTTTTGGCGCACCCGCCGACACAACAAGTGTATTTGTTTCATCACTAAACAGTGGTTCAGTACGCGGATTAACAATTGGCATAGGATCGGCAGGCAAAATAATAGCCCGCAACTGATTCTGTGGCGTGTCGTAGCACCGATCGCACACAAGCATACGTTTATTGATGAGACTTGCGCCACCCCAATCGTACTGCCACCTTAATTCATTGTGATTATACCACATTGCACAACGATCGCAGACGCCAAACGCTTGCGGATTGCGTGAACTGGTTTTAGCCCGTCCTGATAAGGAAGCATAACCCACTATATGGCATCCTTCTCAATTTAACGATAATAACCCGATATTTGTGGGCTAATATACATGGAAACGTATTCTGTGTCTTGCTGCGCTGCAATATTATACGCTTCATCAGCCGATGGTTTAAGTAATTGAACCAATGCAGGCGACCAAATCATGGCTAAACGCGCAGCCAAGCCAGTAGCAAATGCATCTAACCAACGATACGGAATATCTACCGTCTGACCATTTGTAAAATTGCTGTCTTGGATTTGCGTAACGCGATAATAAGACAGCGTTGCTGGGCCATTCGACGTGTTTGGCACAGGCCAAATGGTAACAGTCGGGTTAATTAACCGATCAAACCAGTAAATTGTCGGAAAACCTTGCTGCTGCTTATTCGGATAAGACGCATATTCGGTGCGGCTGACTGGCAAAATGATTCGGTCTGTATTTACGCCACTGTTCGTTGTCGTAACATAAGCGTCCAAAATCATAACGGTGCTTGGATCAACGCTATAAGTCGATGTTCCGGTAACTAAATTGACCGTTACAAGGTCTACTTTCCAAAGATTGACGCCTCTATTTGCCCAATTGGACAGCATCAAATTGGCGGCAGTACGGGCAGACGTCATATGCTCTTGCGCCAATGCGGTGTCACGAATACCGCACAAGTTAAAAGCATATAAGGTTAAGTCACCTAAACTTGGATTGTAAACCGTTGTGCCTGAAGTTGTCATTTGATGCCTTTATTAAGTAGAAGAAGCATCCGCAATAAGATAACCACCTGCAAAGATTGAACCAACAAATGGACCGCCTGTATTGGACTTCATTTGGAACTGAATGTCCGTACCACCTGGGTGACCTACAGGGACCGTGTATGGAATGTTAAAGATTTGCACAAATGGAGATTGCGACAACAGCGTCGTATTGCCGTTTACGGTATAATTGTATCCATTTTCCTGAATAGTATTGGCAATATTGAATTTATTATATTCAGCAAAAATCATGTAGTTGCTGGATGTAAACCCAATACTTGCGTTGCCCTGAACATACGTCAAATAAAACGAATAGCCTTTTGGCACAGTGTAAAGTGACATTTGCGTTTGACCAACACCAGCGTTGATCTGGGCATAAAGAACGGTTGCAATTTTGCCCGTAATGTTTCCAGCATTAATGCCGTTTGTTGCAAACATACCATTAATACGGAAAAATGAATTGGTCGTTGTTGCCGTACCAGAACCGTTTAGCGTTATTGATTCAGACAAAAGGTTGTAGTTTGAATCTAACCCGTTAACCTGAACAATTAAACCAGCATCTGTTGCGCCTGATGCGCTTAAAAGCACTACAACACCAGCGGAAGATGGGTATGTGTAATTGCCGCCGGATTGCGTCAAACCTTCCCACAATGGTCCAAGGGCAGTTCCGCCAATCTGTGTGCTGTAACCAAAAATTTCTACGGGCTGGTGATTTGTGATTTGACCACGTGAGACCTGTAATTCAAATGGCTCATGCTTGCCATTCTTGGTGATTGAATCCCAAACAACACCGCTTTGATAGATCGTAGCCATAATTATTTGCCCTTCTTCCGTGCCGCAGCAGCATTATAATAAGAACCACGGATCGTTAAATAATCCGCGGCTTTTTTTAACAAATCTACACTATCACATGACATTCCTAGCATAGAATTGCATTTTAAACATAAAATTCCCCGAAACTTTCCAGTTTCATGGTTGTGATCAATAGCATACCCCCGACGACGGTTATTGTATACCAAAAGATCAGGCAATTGTGTTTCGCAAATAGCACAATTACCATTTTGTTTTTCTAAAACATCCATTAACTCATTAATAGTTAACGAATATTTATATTTTATGTGTTGTTCAAGTCGTTTTTTAGGATTCCGGCTATTCCATCTATTTTTTTGTCTTTCTTTAACGCAAGGAATACACAAACTTTGACTTTTCCAAAAATCAATTATTGGTTTAACTGTTTTACAACCATTGCAATTTTTAGTTTCAAATAATTGAATAACTGCTGTCATTTTTTGCCACGCCTTGCAACGGCAATATTATCAACCGCATTTGGATAAGGCCGACCCGCAGCCCTTGCCCTTGCTTTAGCACTTTGTTGCTGTTTATGCGACAAATGCTTTGTGTGGTGATCTTTGGGCAACTTAGTTTCCCAAAATGGTTTGTCAGCCATCAGCAACCCCACTTACGAAGAGACTTATTAATACGGCTATCTGGGTCAGCAGCCTTTGCCGATCCAGTCATTTTCCGTTTCATCCCAGTCATTCTAGCACAAAAATTATCATGCCGAGGATTTTCTTTATCTTTCGTCGGTGATTTTAAATGATGGCCTTCTGCACGAGCAGATTGGCGACCTTTTTCATTTAAGCCGCCAGAAGGGGATTTACCTTCTTTACGTGTCCAAGCAGCAGTCATAATACACCCTCTAATGGAGAAGTGGGGGCGTTTTAAGCCCCCACCATCACTTAGTCGTGTTCTGGCTCATACGACTTGTGGCCCGAAGGCTCAGTGCCATGCGCCGCCGATGAAAGCGGGTGCATATTGGAACCTACCTTGCCGCCAGACTTGCGCTTTGGACGATCGGCGCGGTGTTTAGCGTGTTCACCATGAACTTTGCCCATGTGATGAACGTGTCCACCATGCTTACGCTTGGTGCGACCACCGTGCTTCTTTTCCTTGGCTTCCTTGGCAACATTCGAATTAGCACCTTCGTAAATATCCTTAGGTGCTTCATCGTGCGCAAAATCGCCTACCATCGGATGCTCATCCGAGTGATGGACCTTGCCGCCCTTCTTGTGTTCAGCGCGGGGATGATGATGATGCATCTCCTTGCCGTAATGATGCGCTTTGCCGCCGTGAGCATGATGCGCGTGGTGTGCAGTGTGACCTTTCATGGCTCACTCCTTAAAAATTATAGTATTGGGTTAACCCAAATAGGCCAGTTGAAGACTGAACATTTTGGGCCTGTGGAATCTGGCGGAACACATACTTGTTCGTGCCAGAGGACGGCGTGAGATTGACACCCGAAGCATTCGAGACATCAATCGTGCCACGAACATCGCCCGTTGTAGCGGACGGTGTAGTACGATCAGCAGGCAAGAATCCGTTTGCGGCAAAACCCGTGTTAGCCGTAAGCGCGACTTGCGAAGCACCTGCGTTAACAACAACTTCTGCGGCGCTATCTGCACGGATTGGAAGACCAACCACGGCAGTAGTTCCAACGGAATAAGCGTGAGTCGTATCAGCCGTGCCGCCAGAAAGCACCACAGACTTGATATACTTGAACGCCTTTTTACCACTTACTGCTGCACCCGCCGAAATCGTAATGGCTTCCGTCATTGGATATCCGTAAATATCGTAGCCGTTAACCGTTGCCGTTGCGTAGGTTGCACCAGATGCTGCCGTAACACTCACAGCGCGACCGATAAGAGCCGTAGGATTCCACAACCAGACGGATGGGGATTGTACGTTCGTAGGGACCGCGCATGATTGCACCGTTGGATACGCCAAAGTGATCGTTCCAGAAGTGCAAGTTACGTTTTGGCTCAACTGATAAGTACCAGTTTGTCCGTCACCAACCGAGGATGCAGTTCCCGTCGTCGTCAATTGCGAAGCAACATAGACGCCAGAAGATGCACCAAGGGTTCCACCCGTTACTGTAGTAGTAGAGGATAGAAGAACCATTCCAGGACTGATAGGCATATTGCCATTGGCCGTAACCGTCATGATCCCATTGGTAATGGAAGCAGTAATTGACGTGTACGCATCAAGAGCAAGTACCGTATCTGTAGCGCCCGTATCCGAACGAGTAAACGTCGTTGAATAATAGACACCCGTGGTTGCGGAGTTTGTATTGACAAGTGAAAGCGTTCCACTTGTTGGATTTGCTGACGCAACGATTGCAGCCGCTGCGTTCGTGTATGGAACAGCGATATACGAAACAATATCGCTAAAACCATACCATCCAAAATCCTGCGCCGCCTGTGCTTCACCAGGCAAATAGGTGAATGACTGACGTGGATCAAGAATGCCGCCCCCCGCATAAAATAGCGAGGAGCCTATATCGGGGTTATATTCGGCAGAAACTGGGTTCTGACCGAATACAATAACTGGACCGGAAAAAGCAGTAATAGACATGGGTTACCCTTTCTGAGAGCCATTGAATAATACCACAACTTCTTCTTTGTCAGAATGTTTATTTAAATATTGGATTGCTGAAAGAAAAATATTTCTATCTTCTTTTAATTTTCCAATACCCGTGTTGCAATCTGAACAAAGCAACCCTCTTACAACACCAGTTTTATGGTTATGATCTACAGACAATGCTTTGACCTTACCTAAACGAGTTGCTGTTTCAGGTTGTGAACATATCGCGCAAGTACCGTTTTGCTTAAGAAACATTTCAGCATACTCTTGACGGGTAATACCAAAACGCCTTTCACGCTCTTTATCACTTAAGATATTACGGTTTTTGTTGCGATAAGACATTTGATATTCACGAATTTTTTCAATCTTTTTAGGATTTTCCCGTAATTTTGCTTTAGAACGACGGTTAATTTCCCTAACTTTGTCAGGGTTATTTTTCCGGTATTCTGCCGCTTTAAGACGGTTTTTTTCGCGCTTATCAAATGACATTTGTTCAATTCTTACGAAGTTGGGAACGATCCAAAGATGCTCCTCCAATTGTAATATCCAAAAGAGTAACGCTCATAGCCCTTAACAAGAAGGTTGTCAGTGACAAAATCGACTTGCATATCGGTTTCAAACTTTACACGTTCCATGTAGGCCAAGCCGTCAATGTTCGTGAGCAAGAACCAAGCGTATGCAGAGGTCAAGAAGTCGTTGACGATGTAACCTTCTGGGATACCACCAGCAGTGCTGAGGATCGCGTTGACGTCGTTGTCCGCAGTACCTGGACGCAGTTCCGTCTTCGTCAAACGAATAGCAACTGGTTCCAACTGTGGAGGAACAACCAACTTACGACCACGAGCAAACACCTTCAGACCAGCCTGATCGCGGAAGTTTGTACGGATGCTGATCATGCCGTTAAGCAATGAGGCTTCGTTCAAATCCTGCTGGGTGGAGAAAGTATTCGAGACCGTGCCGCCATCAATTGGATGCGATGTGTTTACGAGAGAAACACCGTCGCCGCCAACAGCAGCATTGTAGGTCTGAGCCGTGTTAAACACGTTCGCGCCGTAGATTTCCTTGGTCTGCTGGAAAGATTCAATCAGGCCGAGGTTCGAAGGCATGAACTGGGTCTTGTAGAGGTTGTCGTCGATAGCCTTACGGGTGATCGCGTAACCGAGTGCGATTTCCGTATGCTCTTGGTTATAGACGAAACGCTCACCTGCGCCCGAATCAAATGCAGTCTGACCACCTTCGGTCTTCAACTGCGCGAGGCCGAGGTAGCGCATTTCTGCGGTACGTTCGAGGGCCATCTTCGAATCGTGCTTGGTGAACAGTTTGTCGTACTGAGATGGGATCATCTCGTACTTGCCTTCTACGCCGCGTAAGCCGGGGAGCAAAAGGTCTTTAATCTGACTTAGATTAACAGCCATGACACTTTACTCCTTAAGCATTGATACTGGCAGGACCAGCACCGTTAGAACGCCACATTTCGTTGTTGAAGCCAACGATGACGTTGCAATACTGCGTTGTTGGGTCGCCGCCATTGCCGAAGCCGATAGCGTAATCAACAACAATGAAGGGCGAAGTAATCGTCGTGCTTACAGCCGACAGATATGCGCCAGAACGACCCGTGGACGAGTTACCCGTGCCAAGCGTGAACTGAGCATACTGACCCTGAATACCAGACGTCATGGTCGTTGCCGTACCCGTCATTGGAGCGCCAGCGAAACTGGTCTGGACAACGAAACGAGCATTCGGATCATCAATCACGTATGCTTCTACGTCACCCGTAGCATCCGAACCCGGCCAATAAGCCGACCAAACGGTGCGCTTTTGCGACGTGGAAAGGTACTTGCAGCCAACGAAGATGCCAGCAATAGGCTGAGCGCCGTTAGCAGAAGCCGTGATATAACCTGTAGCAGCACCCGTACCCGCGACTGGGGTTACTGGATCGCCTGTGTAAATAGCAGTGTTATTGCCGCTTGCAATACGACGGGTGGACTGAGCGAACGTAGGAGCGCCGCCTGCACCACCCTGATACTGCAAGAAGCCAAAATACGCTTGCGTATTAGCCATAGCAGAGATTCCTGATGAAATGGAGGTTGCTATGCGCCCAGCACCGCAAACCTAGACAAATTTTAACCTGCCTCCCCAGGGGCAGGTGCAAGTCGTTGATCAATCTTCCGGGATCGGAACTGGCTCAAACGACTTTCTAACCGATGGACGAACATTGTCATGCTGACGAGTCATCGTTCCATCCGGTGTCTGGGCCAATTGCTGCTCTTTAGCACGCACTTGGTTCCTAGCACGACGCAATTCTATATCCTTTGCTTCTTTTGTCAATGACAAAGGACGTTCCATCAAAACCATGCCTTTACGCTCAATTGTTGAGTAATTTCCGATAGGCATCATTTCTGGATGACGGTCTGCTGGCACTGGTTCCCAACCAGAACGGGCCAACTGGACTTGGTAAGCAGGGTCTTCTTTGCCTAACAAGGTATGACGTTTCCATTCATATGACCAACCATCTGGGATGCTCTTTGGATCAACGAAAAACTCGTCAATACCATCATCCAAGGTGCCACGATTTTCACGGATTTCCGCTGCACGGGCTTCTGCACGAGCGCGAGCGTCTTCTGGACGCATTTTTTCACGCATTGGCTTACGACCAGATTTTTCCACTGGATACTTGCTTTCTTCACTCATTGTATTTTCCCTTCACGCTTTAGTGAAACCATGTTTTTGGCATATTCCTCTGGGGTCATGCCCATCATGGATGCCATTTCTCTTTGTTCTGATGATAATCTGACCACGTTTGGCTTTCCTGATGTTGCGGAAGCCATGCGGGTAGATGGAGCAGGAGACGGGGCCGATGTGCGCTTTTGCACGGGTGCCGCAGCCAAAGAAACAACGTCTTCATCTGTTTCCTGATTTAATGCATTTATTCCTAAACGCATTTCTACGTGTTGGAAGTAAGCATCACTGTCTGGAACGTGTCCTTCGCCCATTGCGTGGTTATGAGCGCGAACCATTGCCTCATATTTTGACGGATCACGGGCAAAATCAGGGTTATTCCTGATCCAATTGGCCGATCGGGGCGTGAAACGGGCTGCCAAGGTCTCAACTGGGTCACTTTGTGGCGGCGCAACAGGTTGAACAGGCTGTTTTAACTTGTTCTCCATTGCGATTTTGCCATTTTCAAGCGTAGTTAACTTGTTGGCATTCAATGCAATGGCTTCTTGGAAATCAGCAGCCTTACGATAGTCACCCGCAGCCATTGCTTCGGCGTAACCATTTTTAAGGATGTCAGAATCCCGCTTGGACTTATCTATTGCGCTAACAATTAGATTGTAATCGCCATCTTGTACGTTTTTCTGTGCTTCTTGAGCCTGTTTTTGAGCCTCATAAGCCCTCTGATCAGCCTCCGCACGAGCCTTGCGTTCACTTTCTAACTGCTTTTTTAACTGATTTATGCCCTCTTCGGGCGTAATTTCATCATTTGCTACCGTTTTTTCTATTTTTACGGGTGCATCTTCTTCTGCTGGAGCCACTTCAATTTTTGGCTCAAGTTCAAGTTCTTCTTGAACTGCCGTGGAATCGGTCATTTGCTGTCCTTTCACCAAACTGCGTCAGGAAATTTTGCCCGTCCACGGATGTCGGTGTCATCAATCATGCGGCACGGCACGCCGTGAACATTAATTGACCAACCATCGGTGACACGGAAAAATACCCAGTCGCCCACTTCAACTTTAAGTCCCTTAAACCAACGATTATCGGGGTCTTCAAAAGCCTCTGGGCCTTTTTTGATTACCAAACCAACTTTGCCTTGATGCTTGTCTT